TATCGGAACGGGATTAAACATTCCGTTTGAATTGCTGATGAAGGACTTTTCCAAAACCAACTATTCCAGTGCGCGAGCCGCACTCATGGAAGCTTGGCGCTTTTTCATGGGGCGCAGGCAATGGCTGGCGACCTATTGGGCTCGCCCGGTTTATGAATTGTGGTTGGAAGAAGCCATTGGCAAAGGTTTGATCGAGGCTCCCAGCTTTTATCAAAACCGATCTGCATGGACACGCTCTAAATGGATTGGCCCCGGTCGCGGCTGGATTGATCCGGTCAAAGAAGCTGAAGCCTCACGCATCCGTATGGAAAACGGCCTCTCCACCTTGGAAGAAGAATGTGCCTCACAGGGCTTGGACTGGGAAGAAGTATTGGAACAGCGTGCGCGTGAACAAGCCAAGATGAAAGAGCTTGGTCTGACCACTCCGGCCATGGCCGCAACACTAAAACAGGATGATAAAGATGAGAGTATGGAATAAAGCTGCGGATGAACCTTGGGCGATTAAATCATCGGCGCTGACAACAATTTTGGATATCGCCGCAAGGCAAAATGCACCGCCTGAAGCGGTCGCAGCCAAACTGGGGCGAGAGCTGCAAAACAGTTATCGCCTTGAGATGCGAGATGGAATAGCGGTCCTGCCAGTGGTTGGGCCGCTTTTTCGTTACGCCAATCTGTTTACGCAGGTGAGCGGCGCATCTTCATATGAATTGCTGGCCAAGGATTTTACGCAAGCGGTCGAAAACCCCGATGTGAAAGCCATTGTCTTGAACATCGATTCACCGGGCGGTGAAGTGAATGGCTGCGCCGAATTTGCTGACATGATCCATGAGGCACGCGGGGTTAAACCCATCATTGCCTATGCTTCTGGCGATGCGGCCTCCGGTGCCTACTGGATTGCAGCCGCCGCTGACGAGATCGTGGTGTCAAAAACCAGTGCTCTTGGCTCCATTGGCGTGGTTGGTGTTTATCGCGGCAATAAGGGCGAGGATGCGGTGGAAGTCGTGTCTTCGCAAAGTCCTTATAAGCGGCTTGATCCGGATACGGATGATGGTCGCGCCCGTTTGCAAAAGCGCATCGATGCCATGGCAGATGTGTTTGTGGAGGCGGTTGCCAAGTATCGCGGCGTGGCCTCCAGTCATGTGCAAAACCATTACGGCAGTGGCGATGTGTTCATTGGGGACGCTGCTGTAAAGCAAGGTCTGGCCGACCGTATCGGCTCGTTTGAGAAGCTCTTATTTGAGCTCAGCGGCAATCCGGTCTCAGAGCCTTCCCCGCATTCTATCAATCCAAACCAACAGGAGAAAAGCATGGATGATATCCAAAGCCTGCGGGAGGCTTATCCCGATTTAACAGCCAGTCTTGAACAAGATGCGGTCAAACAAGGTGTCGCAACCGAGCGCAGCCGTGTGCAAGGCATTCTGTCTCATGATGAGGCCAATGCTCGAACATTGCTGGCGCAGCATCTGGCCTTTAAAACCGATATGGAGGTGGAAGCCGCTGTGTCTGTTTTATCCAAAGCGCCGCTTGAAACGCCCACACGCGATGATGTGTCGGGCTTTAGTGCCGCGATGGAAGCAACGACCAATCCTGAAATTACCCCATCACCCGAGGCAGAGGATGACAGCGAAGAAGCTGTCGCCAAGCGTCTGGCAACTTACTAACGATAAGGAGAAAACGATATGAACGCATATTCTAATCATGCTGGAGGCTTTACCGATCAAGGTGGCTATACCCCGGACAATCTGGTTGCAGGTGAATTTCCTGCGGTCCAACGCATTGAAACCATCACAGGTGGTGCAGCCTATCCACGCGGCGCTGTCTTGGGCCGTATCACGGCATCTGGCTTTTATGTCCTGAGTGACGCTAGTGCGACCGATGGATCACAAAAACCTGCCGCCATTCTGGCCGAGCCGATTGATACCACATCAGGTGATGCCGAGGCGGTTGTCTATCACTCAGGTGAATTTAACAGCAATGCACTGACCTACGGTGCTGGCCATGACGCGACAAGCATCTGGAACAGCTTCCGCAATGTTGGTCCTTGCACCATCTTTCTACGCAAAAATCAGGAGGTATAATCATGGTTGATATTTTTTCTACATTTGTGCTGAACCGCACCGTTGAGCATCTGGAGCGACCAGCCTCCTTTTTGCTGGACACCTTCTTTGGCTCTATCCAGACGGAAGAGTCTGAGGAAATCCACTTTGATATTGATCAGTCTAAGCCACGCCTTGCGCCTTTTGTCTCGCCACTGGTCGCGGGCCGTGTTGTGGCCAATGAAGGCTCTACGACCCAGAGCTTTAAGCCCGCTTACGTGAAGGACAAGCGCCGCTTTGATGCCAATACTCCGCTTAAACGCAGCATTGGTGAAAAGATTGGTGGCTCTCTTCCGGCAAGTCGGCGTTTGGAAGCAGCCGTCAGTCGCTCGCTGCGTAATCAGTTGGAAAATCTCACACGCCGTGAGGAAGTGATGGCTGCAGAAGCCTTGATCAAAGGCACTGTTACCGTTGCGGGTGAAGATTATCCGACCAAGATCGTTGATTTTAAACGCGATCCGGCTTTGACGCTGGCTCTTACGGGTGCTGCCAAATGGGATAGCGTGGATGCACCTGCTTTAGATCATCTGGAAGACTGGGCCAGCTTGGTGCAGGAAAAATCCGGTGCCGTGGCGCGTGTTGTGATTATGGACCCGAAAGCATGGCGACATTTCCGCAAGAATAAGCAGGTTGTCGGCCAGCTCGAAATCCGTCGCGGTACCAATGCGACGATCTCCACCGATCCTATCGTGCGTGGTCAAGGCAATGAAAAAGCGCGCTATGTCGGCTCCATTGGGGATTTTGATTTCCATGTCTATAACGATGTCTATGTCGCCGATGACGGGACAACGCAAAACTTGCTGCCCGACTACACGGTCTTGCTGGTTAGCCAAGGTCAGCTTGAAGGAACGCGCTGCTTCGGCATGATCATGGATGAAAAAGCGGCTTTCAAAGCGCTGCGCTATTTCTCCAAGTCTTGGCTGGAAGAAGACCCTGCTGTTCGCTGGTTGTTGATGCAGTCTGCGCCGTTGGTGGTGCCGTATCGTCCCAACGCATCTTTGTGTGCAACTGTCGCTTAAGGGAGGTTAGAAACATGAATATTATTGCAAAAATCTCCCTTCAAACACCCGATGGCACTGTGCAACCGGGTGAAACCCTCAAGCTGGACGATGCGGAAGCCAAGGCGCTGATTGCGCGTGGCTTTGCCGAACCTGCTGGAAAATCAACGACGGCCAAAAAGCCTGAAACCAAAACCGATGAACCTGATGCCAATATTTTAGCAATCATTGATGCCATTGCGGTACTGGATGAAAGCGGATTTGGCAAGGACGGTAAGCCTTTGGTGAAAGCACTGGAAGATGTGCTGGATCGTGACATCAGCCAAGAGCAACGCGATCAGGCTTGGAAACGCTATGAACAGGACAATGCCTCATGATCCCAAGTTTCAAACAGGCGGTAGATCGGCTGTTTGATCGCTTGGGGCTCGATGCGCTCTACCGGGTGAATGGCGAAGATATACCTGTCAAAGTCATTCTGAAATCACCGGATCAGATCATTGATTTTCGGGAAGCGCAAATCCACACCCCCACCAACATGATGGAGGTTCGGGTAACGGACATCGCCAAGCCAAAGGCCGGAGATGAAATCATCCTTGATGGCTCAAGCTACCGTGTTCAGGGCGAGCCTGTTCAAGATACGCATCATCTGGTGTGGAAAATGGAGGTTCTGAAATGAGATTGCGTGCGGCCATAAGTGGTGATCTGGATAAATACCTAAAAGCTGAATTGCTGGAAGCCGAGCAAGCTGTGACCGGAGCTATCCGCACAGCCACAACGGGCCTTAAAAACAGCATGCGTGCTCAGGTGACAGCGGCAGGTCTTGGTCCGCGTTTGGCAAAGTCATGGCGCGGCGACGTTTATCCCAAGCAAGGAAAAAGCCTGAAAGCCGCGGGCATGGTTTACACCAAAGCCGCCAAGATCATGGAGGGTTTTGAAGAAGGTCAAATAATCAAAGGTAAAGACGGTTTTTGGTTGGCTATTCCAACCCCCAATGCGCCGAAGAAGGTTCTGGGGAAACGTGTTACGCCCGGCAACCTTGAAAAGGCGCGTGGGATCAGGCTGCGGTTTGTTTACCGCAAAAATGGGCCATCGCTGCTTGTTGCTGAAAACATGCGAGCCTCTTACAGCCGCAAAACAGGTGATCTGCGAGGTTTTAGAAAAGCCAGTCAATCGGCATTAAAATCTGGACGTGGGCTCACATCGGTTGTGATGTTTTGGATGGTTCCTCAAGTCAAAATGCCGAAGCTCATCCGTTTTGAGCCGGAGGCTGCAAAATGGCACAGGCGCATTCCTGAGCTGATCGTCAAATATTGGAAAGATTAGAAATGACATCGAAACGTGAACAGGCCTTGCAGGGCCTTTTTTTATGTCTGCAAACAGGACTGCCCGGTATCAGTGTGCTTCGCAATGAAGTGCTGACCACGACTATTCCTGAAACCGGGCTTGTAGTGCTGCGCGATGGTGATCCCGGAGAGCCGGATATTCTGCTCTCACCGCCGCGCTACATTTACAAGCACCGCGCTGATATTGAGTTGTTTGTGCAAAACGCCGATGCCGCGCAACGTGAGGCTGATCTTGATCAACTGATCACACAAATCGGTACTGCGCTGGAAACGGCAGGTACGCTTGATGGCGTCATCGATATTTTAAACCCCGGAAGCCCTGAATTACTGACGGAACCGATTGAAGGTGCCGCTGCAATCAAGGCTGCCACACTGCCTGTCACGCTGGAATATGTGACGGCAAACCCACTCATTTAACCAAACAAACAGGAGAAAACATATGGCTCGCGCTTATGGTTGGAATGCCCGGCTTTTGCTTGGCTTTGAAACAGCATACGGACAGCCGCCAGTAAGCGGCGATTATAATGTGGTTCCGTTCATCTCAAGCTCATTGGATTCTGAGCAAGGCTTGATTGAATCCAGTGTTCTTGGTTTGGGACGTGATCCCACGG